GCGACTGGTACAGTATTAGCCGTTATTGTCATGTTTAGGGGTATCTACTTCTGGATCAAGTTCAGTAGCAACCGTGCAGTCAATCATCAGTGCGTACACTGACGGCGTAGTAATGTCTGAACCTTTAGACAAACTCTTTTTGAGTACGCCCGTGGCGACCTTGCTCTTCAACAAGTCCTCGCACAACATCTTGTAGGATATCTGGTTCTCACTGCACCATTCACGCAGTGCTTTGGTAGAGATGAAAAGCGTCTTCTTATCGGGTTCATACCGGGTCATCAGTTCTCCACGGGGTTCCCGTATTGGCGCTTGGAACAACCCCGAGCGTTTGTCCACGCTGCTGTTGACGATCAGCATGTTGTTGTTCTTCTCGTTCAAGAACATACCAATCCGGCTCAATGGTGTCATGCTATCAGAGCGCACTTCGACCCGCATACGGCTCAAGGTTTCAACCGCCCATTTATAGACTGCGGACACGTCGATGTCGTGCAAGCCCAGCTTCTTGGTGATGATGCCCGATGTCAGGGCACATGCTGCTGTCGCAGACCAGAAACGCTCACGCTGTGTGAACCCTGCGGCCTTGTCGAACTTACGCTGTATGTTAGCAAGTAGGCGTTGCACGTCAGGTAGATTGGCAATCACATAGCGAATGAATATTTCTCCCGCCACACCGTAGTTCTCGTACATGGGGTTGAACATCGCGTCAGACTCGGCCTTGGTCAAGCTGTCGTTCTTGGCAACTGCAAACTCCAGTACCCGCATCAGTTCGCCCTCTGGAAAATCTTTGAGGTTATACAACTGGTCGTACAAACTCTTGTTGCCTGACGTGATTGCAATCAAATACCAGCGCAGTGAATTGCTACGTTCAGCGTTGGACTGTGACTGCATACGGTTGCGACCCCGGCCATGCGTGATAGCGTAGGCCATCGCACTGACTTCCTCATCACCCATATTGGTCAACTCATCAATGGTAGGGGGTAGGTTGCCCAGCACTGAGATACGGTGCATACGCGCCAAGTACTTATCCTCTTGGTTCATCAGCGGTTCAACTGGCCTACCCCAGATGCTGTTGACCATTAACTGCACGGTGGTCTTGCCTACACCCGAGCCATTGTTTGTCAGGTGGATGATAGCGCCGTTGAGTTTTGTAAACTTAAACAAGGTTGACCCAAACCCTGCAAAAAGCGTGAAGGCACGTACCTCGTTGCCCGGTGCTGCATAGATGTTGGCAACTTTCTTCCACTCAGAAGCCACACCCTTCTTGGTGTAGAAACTGGCAATCTCTGAGGTGGCGTTTGATGACGGGCTATAGTTCACGCCCGTTGCCGTGATCTCCCGGTTACCCAAAATAAACTTGGTGTCGTCTTCATGCCAGCCAAATTGCTGACGTGCTTTTTCTGCTTCTGTCAGGTGCTGAAGTTCTTGCACCCACTTGGTGATGTATCCCATAAGTAAATCCAGTCTTTTGTTGTAGGCAGTTACGCCCTGAAATGCCAATATTTCCCGCAGTCTGTCTTTGGATAAGACACTTGAAAGCGGAGCGGAGAACTCACGTATGCCGTCCTTAGGCATGTGCAAACGCATCCACAAAGATTCTCCTGTGTCTGGGTCGTTCAACCGTTTGACCACATAAAAATCGTACTCATAGATTAGTTCGTCTTTGTTGTCTTCACCCTTGTCGTCCTTGCCCCAACCCCGCTTGTACACCCCGCCGTTCTTACCGCGAAAGTATGGGAATGGATACTCAGGAATTTCTACCGTGACTACCTCTTCCAGCACAGCGTTGCGCATGACAACAATGTTGTCCTCTGCCTTAGCCTCTGCAATGCGTGAGCCAATCTGAATGGGTGAAGTAATTTTGCCCTTGTGTGGGCAGTCTTGGCAGGGTGCGGCGTTGATGCTTAAAAACGTAGCACACTTGTACGGCTTTTCCAGCAAGTTGTGCGCCTTGTTGAACGTCTCTTGTGGGTCGTACTCGGGGTGCTGATTGCTGATCTTGTGAATCGCTTTCTCACCGTCTTCGCAGTTGATGGCAATGGACAGTCCTGCTCTCCACAGCGGCTCTTCTACGGTATCTTGCTCTTTGTATATGCGCAAGAGTTGTGCGCATCCTTCCCCCTCGGCGCTCTTGCGCATGATCGTTGCAAACTTTGAGATGCTGTTACCCATCAAAGCGCGAGACGTTGCATCTATTGGGCGGCGTGGTGGTGCGTCACCGCCAAACAGGCTTTGCGGTTCGTCCTCCTCATCTTCTATGCCTATCAACGTCTTGAAGCGTGCGAACTCCACAGGCGGCGACTCAACCAATATAGATACTGGCTTTGGCGGGTTATCCTTAAAATTCAGCGTCTCGGGGATACGCAGTATCCGGGCAGCGTCGGCTGTGACAGAAGGGTCAGCAGACAGGTTGTATGTGGCACAGAATTTCTTCAATGCCTCGGCTGTTGGCTTCCAATCGTTGTACCCAATAGTCTCTTTAAGTATCCAGTAGACGTGCAAGCCACGTCCTGAGTTGATGACGGTGGGTCGAGGTAGTCCGGTTGCTTTAACAAATAGTCTGAGTGCATTCAGTGCGGATGCTTGCGTGTCGTAGGGTTTATTGTCCCCGCAGTCTAGGTCAAGCCAGAAAGCCTTAAACCATTTTGCGTTCTTTGCGGTACGGCCTTCGGTTTCTAAAAGGTATTTGGCACACCCAAAATATGTGTCATACCCCTGCGAAATAAGCCCCTCTACGACTCCATCAATCTCAACAAGTGTCTCTACAAACGTCTGCCTCGGCGCACCTTTCTTCAATCCAACCACACAGTACAAGCCTTCAGGGGCAAGCACCGATGTGAGAAAGGTATTCCGTATTGTCATTATTTTCTCTTTTACAGACAGGTATGCCTTCAGGTCTACTGGCGATAGACCCTAAGCAAAAAATCAGGCGGCGGTGACTGCCGACAGGCGGTTCAGCAATCCCCATAATAGTTCTCGTTTTCTCGGTTGAGGTTTTGTCTTCCCCAAGAACCACAAGTACACCGACTGCCGTGATACGTTTAAATAATCCGCAACATCTTGCACAGGAATGTCGCGTTGAATGCAGATACGCCCAAGTTGCACACCCACATGAAATGGGTCTGCCTTGATGTTGGCATCCACAAATTTACGGGAATAGCCTTTGTTGTCCATATTTGCCCATGACTTCTTCGTAATCGAATACTTCTTTAAAGCATTCGTTAATGCTAACTTCTTCGGGGCTTGTACCTTCAACATTGCCCCGGTATGTGAATACTTTTTTGGGTACCCGAACTTCACCTTGGGCAAACTCTCTACCTAATTGCGTAGACCGCCAAATGCCTGAAAACTTCGCTTTGTGCGTTTTGTCTTTGCTTTTGCGTTCTACGAGACCCCACCAGTGCAGAGTAGCTAATTGGTTTGACCGTACCAACCATTGAGGCGCAGATGTCGGCACGTCTACCCAACCGTCTTTGTCCCCAGTTTGTCGGCATAACCATATCAATGCACTTGCCATAGTATTGTTGATACCACGGGCATACACACGACCCCAGCGGTCACACACAGGGCAGTGCCCACCTTCGTCATCAATGGTATGCCGCCACTGATCTCTCAGTTCTTGCTTGTCCATAACGCTCTCCTTTGATGGGCGGGAGTTACCCCGCCCGTTTAATTATTCAGTCCAGTCGTCCAAAATGTCAGCCACGTCTTTTGGTGCAGCTTTTTTGGTGATGCGCTTGGTTGGCTCTGATGGCTCTTCAGCGGGTGCAGCCTGTGCATCACGTTGCTCTTTGCGGCCAGAGCCAATTGCATGCGCCATTTCAGGAGTCACGGTAATACCCGTAACATCATCTTCAACAACAGGGGTGCGTTCAACACTTGCTCTCGTCACGCCATCAAGCTGCGCAGCAGTCCCGGCAATAGCGGCCTTGGCTTCAGCAGACTGACCCTTCTCGACTGTCAATGCCAACTCTTCTTCAGTTAGAGGGCGCACTGCCTTAAAGGTCAAGCGTGGGGTTGCGCTTGCGGTATCAAAACGCATTTCAGTGACAACAGCCGTGACGGGCAAACCATGACTGCCTAAGAACTTTGCGTATGCTTGCAGAGGCATTTTTCCGTTCTCAACCGCACCAAAGATTGACTGAGCGGGAAGCGTCAGTTGATATACGTCTCCACGAATATCGTTCTCCAAGAGGACGGCAAGGCGCTGGCTAAATCGGCACGCACGGGAATCACCTTGACCAGAGCCTTTGATGTTCTGTGGGCAGGTAGCGCACTTGCTGGCCTGTGGTTCGTCTGATTTGATGTCGGGGGTAACGCCATCGTTTGACCAGCAGGACGGGGCGGCAGCTTGTCCTTCTTGATAGGCACCTGCATAGTAAGTTCTCGATACGTTGGGGTTTGCTGCCGTGATGATGATAGGCATTGCACGGTCTTCATTTTGGGCAATCTCTTTGCCATCGACCATCATGCGAAACACGTTGCCGCGAATCGAGATGCGCTTACCGCCACCACCGCTGCCCATTAGGGCTTTTGTAGTTGCGTCAAGTTGCAGATTCTTCAGGTGGGCTGGCAGTGTATTGCCACCCTTGGAAAACAAAGTCATTTCACTCATTTTTTCTCTCCAGTAGTTACGGGTTTTGCTTGCATTAAAGTAAGAATGTCGGCACGGTTAAAACGCACCTTGCTACCTACACGAAAATGAGGAATCGCTCCCTCCTTAATCAAGTTGTAGATTGTCTGACGCGACATGCGCATCAGCTTTGCTACTTCTTGAACTGTCAGTGACGCTTCAAGTTCCACTTGTGGTTCTCCTTATGGTTACGCTATATTTACTATCAGTGTTCAAACCTATAGGCATAAGCTCAGGTTTGTCTTCCAATAGCTGTTTTATAGTAGCTTGACTGATACGCCGCTCAAGCAGTTCGGGCATCTTGTGTTCCAAGATGAACTTGTGCATTGATTCCCAGTCGCTTGTCCAATAGCGTGTCTTCACAGTACGCATTACCGTACCGTGACTGCTACCAAGACGATCAACACCGATCTCCTTGCAGATGTCCAATAGCTT